CATGGCGCTTTTAGATTCGCAGCCGGTTGGGAGTATCTACCCGCGCGCAGCGCAAAGTGTTGCTAACGATTTGCTGTTCCTGACGGAAGTCGGCGTGCGCAACTTGGGTACGGTTGGCGCCACCGCTAATATGCAAATTGGAAACACTGGACAGCCGATTGATCCGCTCATCGTAGCGCAGTTAAAGGGCGGCAGCGCGGCGACTGTATTCCAGGTAACTTGCGGTCCTGTGACCACGACGGCGGGGTTCGGTAACTTCGCTGCGGCCGGGCTCCCGAACGGCGGCTACGGCTATATCACGTCAGGGTTGCCGGCTACAGGATTCAATAGCATCACGACTGGCGGCTCGATCACCCCAGCCAATTTTGGAGTCATCCCGGTTGCCGGCGTTGCGGGCAACAATGGCGCCGGAACGATCAACAACACAGACCTGTATTTGTACTTCAGCGGTAATATCCCGTCAACCGCGTTGCTGTCGATCAGCGGGACTGATATCTCTGGCAATCCCTACACTGCACTAGGGAGTGCCGCCCAAGTCTCTACCTCTGGCGCCTACACTCAGTTCTACTGGGCCAATGCAACAACCGATTTCCCATTTCCTAAGAGCGGTAATGTTTTCATTACGCTCACGGCGCCGGGCAGCGGGCAGCCGACGTTCGATCCCCTCTCGCTCTACTATCCCGGCCGCGGGCAGTATTGGCTAATATTCGGGTCGCAGGCGTTCGTGCTCACAATCAATGGTGCGCAAGGCATCAAGTCATGGAGCCGGTATACCTTCCCCGACACGATTACCGACTGGACGATTCAGAACAGCGTTCTCTACCTGCGCACCGCCGGTAACCTCGTGTGGCAGTTCGACGCCAATACGCTGGTGGATGACGCAGGGGCCACAGGCAATAACGTTGTGTTCAACGGCGTTATCCAATGGCCGTACCTCGATATGGGTTCACTCGGCATCAACAAAATGCTCGTCGGCGCCGATTTAGTTGGCGACGGCGATGTCATTCTGCAAGTAGCATTCGACCAAGCGGATAAGACGACATTTGTGGATAACCCGGCGTTCGTCGATTCCTTGAACGTCACTGCGCCGTACACGATCGCGATTGCCGATACCGTGCCCGGCGAGCCACTGCCGATTCCGATCAATGCGCCGAGCTATTCGCTGATATTGACCTTCCCCGGCGGCCAGCAATGGACCTGGGAAGCAGCAAACCTCTATATCCAGCCCGCGGGCGGCGCAGGAGCGACGGGATGACGATCAAGGTCTATACCGATCCTTGGATGATCGATTTCCTTAAAGTCTGCGCCGCCATGCCGCAGGATGAGCGCGATCAGATTGCAGCAGTGTCCGGAGAACCGTATGACATCGATGGGGCGGCTATTGGCAATTTTACTGTGGCTGGGCCGAAGTGGGTCGTCAAAGCCGACGACGAACCGATTTGCGTAGGCGGTTTCGTCCCGATGCGCCGCGGCGTTTGGCGGGACTTCATGCTGACGACACCTGCCGCGTGGGCTCCTGCACACTGGTTCGCGGTCACCCGCATCTGTCGCCGGGCGATGGATGCGATGTTCACGAGCGGCCAAGCGCACCGGCTGGAGTGTGTGACGCTCGCGAACCGGCGCCCAGAGGTCTATCGTTGGTATTCAACCTTACGGTATACTAAGGAAGCCACTATGCAAGGGTACTACGCGAACGGTGCGGATGCTGTTCTTTATTCACGAGTGAAGCATGTCAACTAACAACAGTGCTGCGAATGCAGCCAACGCAGCAAACCAGCAGCAACAGCAGCAGATTCAACAATCTGTCACCAGCATTAACAATGCGTTCAACACTCCTGCGCGTCAGGCTCAGTACCAGCAGTACGGCACTAATCTCAATAACTACCTCACTGGGCAAGTCAATAACCAAGAGGCGGTCAACGCACGCAATCTGAAGTTCGCCAATGCGCGGAGCGGTTTGACCGGCGGCTCGGCAGCGGTCGATAACAACACACAACTTCAGAAGGATTATACGCAGGGGCTATTGCAGGCATCGCAGCAAGCGCAGAGCGGACAGGCAGCACTTCAGCAGTCGGATATAAACGCCAAGAACCAGATGATCGGCTTGGCGCAGCAAGGCAACTACACTGGGGCGATCCCGTCGCAAGTTGCTGCGGCTCAGAGCGCGTCGCTCGGAGCAGCGCAGAATGCGTTCAACGCAAACTCACTCGGCAACTTGTTTAGCGGCACGGGTCAGATTTACCAGAACGAGCAGACGGCAGCGGCGAATCGCGCGGCGCAACAGAAGCCGATTGGCAGCATCTATGGCGGCAGCACCACAGGCGGCGCGAGTCCGTTTCAATCATGAGCGGCAATAACTTCTTCTCCAAGATAGCCAGCATTGACCCAATCGCACAGGCGTTGAACTTGCCCGGCGCGCACAGTTATGCGAATGCACAGGCCAATGCACATTTACCTGCGTCGAACGGCCCTTATACTGGCGTCGCGCCGACGCTCGCAGCGGCCAACGCAGGATATGCGCCGGGCGGCCCAGGCGCCAACCCGTGGCAGCAGCCACAGCCATGGCATCAGGGCGGATTGTTTGGTGCTTTGCAGGGTGCGGCGTCCGATGTCGGCGGGACTAGTTTTGGAGCACAGCCGAAGTTCAATACGCAAAGTCCAAGCGCGACAGGACCGGTGGGACAGGTCGGTCCTGATCCGTATGTAGCCGCTGCGCGTCAAGCGACGCAGGGCAAAGCCGCAGGATGGGGAACATGAGCAGTAATTTCTTCAAAGCATCGGCACCAAAGATTGGGCCGTCTGGGTCTAACTTGGAAGCTCGCGCGGTCGGCTCAGGAGCCTATGCCGCGAAAGCAGCGGCAGGCGGAGTGCAGAAAGACTTGGGTGCGGCGCTTGCGATCAACAAATCCAAGTTCAAGCCGCAGAAGACGGACGGCGCCTATGCGAAGGGGCCTAAGATATGAGCATTCGTCCTAAACTTTGGCATGAACGCATTGTTGGCGGGACTGAAGAGTTCTACGTCCCGGCCCTTATTGCAGCGCTTGGCACAGGCGCTCAGTATGTGAATCAGAGCCAAGCCAATAGCCGTCAGAACGCCGCAGAAGTGCAGGCGATCGGCAATCAGCAGAACATCCGTGGCAATGCCAACGCACAGGTCAAGGCGCTGACGCAGCAGATTGCGAATAACTCCCCTGCGCAGATTCAGGCGCAGGCGACGGGCGATTACGTCAACACACTGCGAAAGAACGCCGCGGGCAGCACGCAAGGCGGACCGACGAATCTGAACCCAACCAATGGAGGGCAGTCCGTCTCCGCTCTCGCGCCCGTTGCGGGCGGCAGCGCGCGGTATGGAGCGGATAAAGCCACATCACAAGCAGCGGTTCAGAACTTCGGACAGACCAACGCGCAAGAGATGGGCGCATTGGATGCAGCCGTGCGCCAGCGGCAGAATGAGGGGCTTGCGATGCAGACGTTGAGCGGTACGTTGAATGGGCTGGGTGCGCAGTCGTATACCCAGAACTTCGCCGATCAACTTCGCGCGCAGGCCACAGGGCAGGCTAATCCTTGGGTGTCGCTATTCGGGAATCTCGCGACGAACGCAGGGAAGAACTACAAGAATGGTCCGACGCCAAGCACACCATCGACGAATTTCGACGGCAGTTTGTCGCCAACCCCTAGTTATAATACTCCATCACCAGGATTCGGCTAATGGCTGACACTCAAGGCTTATTCGACGCACTGGCCGGCGCTAGCGGGCACGGCATTGACCGCGCCGGGCTTAACAACTTCGTGGCTACGTCGCAAGCACGGAATGGATTGGTCTCCGCGCAGACACAAGATGCCATGCTCAAAGCGCAGCAGGCAAGCGAGGAACTTGACGCGCACCAGAAACTAGCCGACTCCCTTATTGGAGCCGGGCAGAAACCGTCAGACGCTTATCTAACTCGCGATCTTCTTGTAGGACATTTCGGCGATGCGCAGACGGCGCTCAAAGCTGTCGGCCAATTGAAGTTAGGGTATGGCAGTCCTACCGATCAAACTTCTGGGCAGCAGATGGCGCAAGGTAAAGTCGCAGAGCCAGTTGCAGTCCCACCAACCTATACCACCCTGCCTGGGGCAACACCGCCGAATGTACAGATGACGCCGCAGGGTCAAGCACAACTTGCCGATACCCAATCACAAACAGCACTGCGCACGGCGCAAGCTAATGCAGGAGGTTTCAATCCTCATAATGGACAGCAAGGCGGTCCGATGGACCCACAAGCGATTGCCTTCGGCGCATACATGCTTTACAAGACGGGCAAAATGCCGCCATTGGGAATGGGCGCCGGCCCTGCGCGCTCGGCTATCCTAACTGGCGCCTCACAACTTGCACAGCAAGAGGCACAAGGACAGCCAGTATCCAATCCAGGGTACGATACCGCGATTCAGAACGGGCAGGATTATTCTGGTGCCGGCCGTGCAATCAATAGTTTCGCAGGCGGCCCAATCGGCAACCAAGTACGATCGCTTAATAACGTAGTTGGACATCTTGGGCTAATGGAGAACCTGTTTACTGCGCTCCAGAATGGCGATATGCAGGCTCTCAACAAGTTGAACGCCGCATGGCAGAAGCAGTTCGGTAGTCCAGCACCGACTAACATTCAAGTAGCTGCAAACGTCATCGGCCCAGAACTAACCAAGATTCTCTCAGGTAATGCGAGTGCTGGCACAGGCCCTGAGCGCGAACACTTTGCAGAAACTGCTGGCAACTTGGCGAATGCCCCCGAGCAGACGGGCGGCGCCATTCAGACGCTCAAAGGAATGCTTGGACGGCAAG